CCCTGAGATGTTTGTGGAGCAACTCTTAGGAATAAAGCCACAGAAATGGCAACGCGAAGCTCTGCAAGCCATAGCGAAGCATGACAAAATTGCAATCCGATCCTCTCATGGCGTAGGAAAGACTGCCTTTTTGAGTTGGGTCATACTTTGGCTACTTACTACGCATTACCCTGTGAAGATACCCTGTACGGCGAACTCGCAGAACCAGTTGGAGCAAGTCCTTTGGGGCGAGATTAAGAAGTGGGCTAAGAAACTGCCTATAGGCTTCCAGAATGAGCTGATATTTGGGGCAGACAAGATAACGCTGAAAAATGTACCTGAGAGCGGCGCATATGCGAGGACAGCTTCAAGAGCGAACCCAGAGGCGCTACAGGGCTTTCATGGCGAGAATTTAGCGTTTATCCTAGAGGAAAGCTCTGGTATTGATCCTATCGTGCTAGAGGTGGCTCAGGGAGCGCTATCGACTAAGGGCGCGAAGGTGATTATGGTGGGCAACCCCACCTCCTCCACTGGCTTCTTTGCCGATGCCTTTGGAAAAAATGCCGAGCGATATTATAAAATGACTGTGTCGTGTTACGACTCTGAAATGGTCTCTCCTGAGTGGATCGAGGACATGAAGCGCCAATATGGTGAGGAGAGTAATACTTTTCGTATTCGGTGTCTTGGCTTACCGCCTGAGACAGATGACGACACAATTATTCCGCGCCACTTGCTGGAGGAAGCCGTAACCAGAGATGTTGAGGCGATGGAAATACAGCCTGTGTGGGGAATTGATATTGCGCGATTTGGCTCTGACCGATCAGCGTTGGCGAAGAGAAAAGGCAATGTGCTGATTGAGCCGATAAAGACATGGCGCGATAAGGATATAATGGAAACTGTTGGAATTATTCTGACAGAGTATGAGGCGACCCCCTACCCTGATCGCCCAACCGAGCTGCTAATAGACAGCATTGGCTTGGGGTCAGGTGTTGTGGACAGATTAATTGAGTTAGGACTGCCAGCCAGAGGCGTAAATGTTGCCGAAAGTCCGAGCCTTAGACAGAAATATATGAAATTGCGTGACGAGCTGTGGTTCTCTGCGAGAGAGTGGTTGGAGGCGCGAGATTGTAAAATTCCGAATGATGAGGAGCTAATCCATGAGCTGTCATCTTTGAGGTATACAATCAATTCAAATGGTAAATTTAAGTGTGAGTCAAAAGATTCAGTTAAGAAAAGAGGACTTCGGTCACCAGACCTTGGCGACTCTTTTATTTTAACTTTTGCTGGTCAGGGAGCGAGAGCTTCTGGAGCGTACTCTGGCTACTCATTTAAGAAAGAAATTGAATACGATACGAGCTGGGTAGTATGAATTTAGGACAGAACACATTTTCCAATCCCTTTAATATTTTTGATTTTCTGCCGAGCCAGAGAAGTCTTGAGATGGCAAAGGCTGAGAGTGATGCGGCGGCTATAAATCAATTTGGTTCAGACCCAAACCCTATTAGACGAGTGCCATTTAATTTACTGACTGGTATGGGCGTAAACCCTACTGTAGCGAAAGGTTTGCCGAGTTTATTAGATGTTGCGCCTGTAACTGGTGATGCAAGCCTTATTGCAGATGCGGTAATAGCCGCAAAAGAGGGTGATTTACCAACGGCTGGTTTGTTATCAGCAATGGCAATACTGCCTGTAGTTCCAGCTAGTAAAGCAAAGAGTTTATTAAAAGCAACTGACGATACTGCGCCATTACTTAAAGTAGACGATAAAGCAGACCAAATAGACAACCCATTAATTGTTCACCACAATCTAAATGAGGAAGCAGTGAAGAGTATTGATAGACTTGGTGGATTGCCATCTCCTTCAATGGCTATTTCAAAAGTTGATGAACCTTTAATGAATTTTGGAGAAATCACGCTTGTAGGCAACCCAAACATGGCAAAGCCTAGTGGGTTAAATGACATATTTAGGGCTGATGGGTATACTACAAGGAGACCTCATGCTGATACCTTTATGAATAGCAAAGCAAAGAAATTTGTTGAGGATTTAGGGCTTAATGAGAGTTATCAAGATATAGATGATATTGCTGAGATATTGTATAAAGGAGATGAAGGCACATACAGTAGTCAAGGATTAAGAAAATCTTATCTAAAAAGCATTGGCGAAAATCCTGACACTTACAACCACTCCTCTTTTGATAACTTTAGATCAGGATATCAGGATTACATTGATAGATTGGGAAAAGATATGATTGCGGCTGGGGGAAGTGGCAAAGAGAAAATATTTATTGAGTACACAGATTATGGTCGTAAGTACCTACCAGCTACTCTTAAAAATTACGTTAAAATAATGAAAAAGAAGCGTGGTGCTGGAATGGAAAGTACCCATCACACAATGGGTTCTATTAGAGCAAAACTATCGCCACAATTTAAAAATATATCAGAGATAAAAGCTGAAAGAGATAAGGTGGTTTCTAGAGAAAATTTTGAAGAAATAAAAAATCAAGTAGAGCTTGATTACGATTCTTTGATGACGCTTTTATCAAAGAAACTTCCTGATAGTGTTGGATATAGAACAGCCGATGAAATGTTTGAAGACATAATGTTGGATCGCTTAGGCTCTCACCCTTACTCTGCCCCTTATGAAAAATATATTGATAATGAGGTATATGAATTAGCCGCAGAAGTAAGAGAAAAACTTATAAATATGCCTACTGAATATTTTGAGATTAAACCGCAAAGAGGCGTTCAACTTGGCGAATTTGAAGGGGCTATACTTCCAGCCGAAACAAAAAAAGAAACCATTGAAATACTGAAAAATAATGGTGTTAAGAATATACATAAATACAAAAGTGATGAAGAAAGAAAAGATTTGTTTAAAAAATTTGGGAATGTTTTTTTTACAACGGCTGGTACTGGCGTAGGCGTAACAGCTTTAGCTAACACAGATATAACTCAATAGGAAACGCAAATAAATGATGTATTCCAAGACAATTAAAATAATGCCTGAGAAAAAGGCTAAATCTAAGAAAAAAAGGAAGAAAACGCAAAATGTTCGGTTGGGTAAATACAGTTCTAAATAAAATAAAGGAAAAAATTATGAGTGTAATTTATAAGAATAAGCCTCCAAAGAAAGAAGAGCCGAAAAAGGAAGCTCCGAAGGCTGAAAAGCCAAAGGCGGCAAAGAAAAAGTAATGGACGAAAGTCAATTTCAATCTCATGTTAAAAATGAGATTACTTCAGCCGTAAATTACTACGATACTGAGTTTTCAGGAGATCGACAGGATACGTTATCGTATTATTTGGGCGAACCCTTTGGAAATGAGGTTGAAGGTCGCTCAAGCGTAGTCTGTACAGAGGTTTCGGACGTTATTGAGTATCTGATGCCTTCCTTGATGAAAATTTTCGCGTCTAGTAATAAATTTGTGCGTTTTGCTGGTCGAAAGAAGGAAGATGTTAAATCGGCAGAGCAAGCGACTGAACTTGTCAATTATGTAATCAATAGCCAGAACAATGGCTTTAAAATACTACATAATTTCTTCAAAGATGGCCTCCTCTTTAAATTAGGGGCTGTAAAGTTTTACTGGGAAGAATCTGAGAGTACAGTTGAGGAAAAATATTCTGGTCTTTCAGAAAATGAGCTGACGCTTTTACTTGATGATCCAGATATTGAGCTGGTATCTCAGGAAATGACAGAAGTTGGTAATGTAGACGAGATGGGTCAGGAACAACCTATCGAGCAAACATTTTCTGTAGAAGTAAAACGGCGACTAAAAGGCGGTAAGGTCAAGATTGATAATATACCTCCTGAGGAGCTGATTTTTAGCCGTAGAGCGACTTCTTTGGAGGATTGCGACTTCATTGCCCACAGGACAGAAGTTCGTGCTGGTGATCTTATAGAACAGGGCTACGATGCCGATTTGGTATTGAAGCTGGCTGGCGGTGAAAACCTTGATGATGAGCCAGAGCGACAGCAAAGACATCAGGAGATTTCCAGCTCCTCAGAACAAGATTCCTCTGACCCCTCAATGCGAAATGTATTGGTGACTGAGGGATATATTAAATGTGATTACAATAACGACAATATTCCAGAATTACGAAGAATTGTCTGTCTTGGAGAGAGTTCCGAGATTGTTGAGAATGAGCCGTTTGACCATGTGCCTTTTGCATTATTATCGCCTGTTCTAATGCCACACCGCATGGTTGGACGCTCTGTTGCCGAAATGGTAATGGACTTGCAAAAAATTAAGAGTTCTATTTTTAGAAATATGCTTGATAATTTGTACCTTACAAACAACCAGCGTGTTGCAGTTGTTGAGGGTCAGGTAAACTTAGATGACCTCCTGACTTCAAGGCCAGCAGGGATTGTAAGGATGAGAAATCAGGGCATGGTACAGCCTCTTTCTGTGCCGCAAATGTCTGGTCAGGCATTTAATATGCTTGAGTATGTCGATCAGGTTAGAGACCAGCGTACAGGCTTTTCTAAAGCCTCGATGGGTCTAGACCCTAAAGTGTTGCAGTCAACTTCAGCCAACGCTGTAAATCAGACGATACAAGGTTCTGCCTTGAAAGTTGAGATGATAGCCAGAGTGTTTGCAGAGACAGGGTGTAGAGACCTAGCATTTGGAGTTTTACAACTGCTTCAGAAGCATCAGACAAAGCCTATGACAATTAGGTTGCGAAATGAATATGTGGATATTGATCCGAGAGCGTTTGAGAACGAATTTGATCTTGAGGTTGATATCGGAGTTGGTAACGGAAAAGAAGAAGAGAAGATGCAAATGCTTGTGCAGATTGCTGGCAAACAGGAGCAACTTCTTCAGCAATTAGGAGCGAATAATCCTGTTGTGAAGCCGAGCCAGTATGTGAACACTCTTAGAAAAATAGCTGAAATGGCTGGCTTTAAGGATACCGAGCAATTTTTTAGTTCTGGCGAGGAAATAGATCAGGCACTTGCTCAACCCCCACAGCAAGAGCAACAGCCTGATCTAGAACTCCAGATGAAAATGAAAGAAATTGAGGCTGAGATAGCATTGAAGCGCGAAAAGATGCAAGCCGAAATACAGCTTAAGCGTGAAGAAATGATGGCAAAGATTGAAGCTAGGAAGCAAGAGTTCCAAGCTGAACTATCACTTAGACAGCAAAAACTAGCATTGGGCGGCGAAATCTCTACAAACCTACCGAATGTACAATGAACGAGGAAGATCGCGCCGCCAAAGCACAATCCATTTTAAGAGAGCCTTTAGTCGTAGAGGCTTTTGAAAATTTGGAGAGTTTATATCAAGAATTATGGAGATTAAGTGACCCTGAAAATGTTGAGGACAGAGAGCATTATTACAGATGTATTCTCGCGCTCGATAGTTTCAAAGGTCATTTTATGTCTTTCATTTCCTCAGGCAAAATGTCTGAGATTGAAAGGGAAAGTAAATTTAAAATCGTAAATTAAGGAGTTTAAAATGGACAGTATTCCTAATGGAACTGAGCCGCTCTCTCACGCGCAAGCGGTAGAGGCACTATTGGAAGTAAAAGACGAAGTAGCCCCTGAAGAGGTAAGCGAAACATCTGAAGAAATCCAAGACCAGCCTGAAGTTCAGGAAGAAGAAGTAGAGGCCACCGATGAAGGTCAAGCCGAAACTGAAACAGATGAACAGACGGAAGAAGTAGAGGAAACAAACGAAGAAGAAGTTCTCTACTCCGTAAAAGTTGATGGCGAGGAATATTCGGTTAATGAATCCGAATTGGTTGAATCCTATCAGCTTAAACAAACAGCTCATAAACGCCTACAGGAAGCGGCTGAATCGCGAAAAGCGAATGAGGCTAAGGAAGCGGCGCTTGAGCAAGAAAGAGTGAAGTACGCGGCTGTTTTACAGCAAATGGAGCAAAATCTAAATCAACCAGCCATGTCGGAAGTTGAATTGGAAAAACTAAAAGATCGAGACCCTATGGCTTACTATGAGGCCAAAGATCAAATTCGAGATCAGAAAGAAAAACTTGCGGCAGTCCAGCAAGAGCAACAAGTTGTGAAATCGCAACATTTGGCGACACAACATAGTCGGCTTCTTGAACTTATTCCCGAATGGAAAAATCAAGAAATTGCAGAAAAGGAAAAAGTAGGACTTGCAAATTATCTTCAGACAAATGGATTTTCTAAAGAAGATATAGGCAATGCTACGGACGCAAGGATAGTTAATTTGGCGAGGAAAGCTCAACTTTATGACAATCTGCAAAGTAAAAAAGCAGTTGTTAAGAAGAAAGTAACCGCCGCTCCAAAAATGATAAAATCTGGACAGCCTAAGGGCAAGATAGATGTAAAGCAAAAAGCCAAAGATGACGCTTGGAAAAATCTTCAGAAGGTCGGCTCAAAAGAGGCGGCTGTAAATTATCTTTTAAACAAATAGAGAAGGAATAAAAAATGGCTACATGGTCAACTAGTGCGGCTATTGGACAAAAAGAATCGTTAGCAAATGTCATTGAAAGAATTGACCCTGACGAAACACCTCTTTTCTCCAATGCTAAAAAAGAAGTAACAAAAGCAGTATTTCATGAATGGCAAGTTCAGGAATTGACTGCGGCTGTTGATACTAATTATGTGAATGAAGGAGCTGACTTTAGTTACGTCAATCCGACTGCCACAACTCGATTAGGGAATTACCACCAAATCTCAGCGCAAGCCGCCCAAATTTCGGGGACGCTAGACGTTGTGGACAAGGCTGGAAGAGACAGAGAGACTGCTTATGTAAAAGTCTTAAAATCTCTTGAGCAAAGACGCGACATTGAGAAGTCTCTTTTTAAGAATGAGGCTCGGTCTGCATCTGATCCGCGTAAGGCTGGTAAGATTTTATCTTACATTTCAAACGCTGTTCTTGAAAGCAACTCAGCAGTAGCGTCCAACTCAAATGGTTCAGCCGCCGCGACAATGTCTGGTACAAACGATGCTCTTGCATTGGCTGATATCGATAACGCAATGAAGTTGGCTTATGACGATGGTGGTCAGCCTGATATGTTGGTGATGTCACCAGCCAATAAGGTCGCTTTTTCAGATTTGAGTTCAGGTTCAGTTGTGACTAACCAGTTGCACATGACTTCTCCTCAAGAAGCCGCCATAATTGGTTCTGTGTCGATGTACCTTACCGATTTCGGAACTCTGAACGCGGTAATCGACAGGCAAGCTCCAAACACAGAAATTCATCTGATGGATAGCGACCACTACTCAATCGGTCACCTTCCAAACAGAATGTTCAGTGTCACTGACGCTGGTATTGTCGGAGATGCTCATAGGTTTGCAATCATTTCGGAGTGGACGTTGATAATGTCTGCACCTAAAGCACACGCAAGCGTATTTGATCTAAATACATCTTAAAAACTATGGGGCGGCATGATTGGCTATGCCGCCCCTATTCATTCAAATGAGGGAAATATGTCTGGTAAATTACTTTCACACGACCCGATAACAGGTAAGAAAACTTACCTTACTTCTGATGCTGACGGCTTGGGTATTAAGACTGAGGTAAAAGTTGACCCTGTATTGGATTTGGCTAAAGCGCAAGAAACTGAGTGGCGGCCTAATTCTCTTATAGGTAATACGCAAAAGCACCAGCAAAAGATTGCGGAAATTCCAGCGCCATTATTTTTTGAAATGCAGAAAAAGCTAGGTGATTTTAAGCATAATAAAAAGGCTTGGTTAAAGTGGCTTTCCGATCCTGAAAACAAATATTTTAGAACCACAGGCGGTAAACTGATATGAGTTTAGCAACGTATTCTGATCTAAAGACTAGCGTAGGAAATTTTCTTGCTCGGTCTGATTTGACGGATCAAATACCTGATTTTATTTCACTGTGCGAGGCTCGTATGTCTAGAGAAATTGACACGCGAAGTCAGGAAGCGAGTACAACATTTTCAACTGTTTCAGGCACAGAAAGTTATTCTCTTCCAACTGATTTAAGAGAGATAAGAGTAGTAAAAATTAACCAAAGCCCTGTAAAGGTTTTGTCATTTTTAACCCCTGACAATCTTTATAAAACTTACAGTTCTACTGGAACGGCTACCCCCCAGAGTTATAGCGTTATCGGTGCGAATATTCATTTGCGCCCTATCCCAGATAGCGTGATGACTGTGGAGATAATTTATGGTGGTTCTATTTCAGCTTTGTCTGATAGTAATACAACTAATACTGTGCTGTCTCGACATCCTGACGCATATTTATATGGGTCACTTACGGCGGCTCATACTTATCTTATGGATGAGGCGAGAGCCACTCAATATGATGCCCTTTTCAGTAGATCATTAACAGAAATAAAGAAGGATGCAGATCAGGCTCGTTTTGGCGGTGGAGCGCTTTCAATGAAGCTGGATTATACGCCATGATACCTTTTGGAGAATGGCTACCAGATCAGAGTGATCTTCAAAATTCTGGGGCTACAGTTGCTACGAATGTTATACCAGCCGCAAGAGGTTACAGACCTTTTCAGGGAGTTTCCACTTTTAGCGGAGCTGGAGATGCGAGATTACGTGGATTTTTTGCGTCAATCGATAGCGCCGATACTGTTCATCTTTTTTCTGGGAATAACAGTAAACTTTATAAATTTAATAATTCTACAGGCGCTCTTTCTGATGTAAGTGTTGGTGGCGGCTACAACCTAGCGAGTGACGAGCAGTGGCGCTTTATTCAATTTGGCAATGATGTCATTGGAAGTGGCGGTCTGAACAAAGAATTACAGAAATATACTATTGGAAGTTCTAGCGCATTTACCACAATTTCTGGCGCTCCTTCAGCTAAACATTTAGCTGTGGTGCGAGACTTTGTTGTGACTGCTAACGTAAAATATTCGTCTACAGCGTATCCATTTAGGGTTCGCTGGTCTCAAATTAATGATGCTACAACTTGGACATTAAACACTAATCAGGCAGATATTCAGGATATCCCTGACGCTGGAAATATTACAGGATTGGTTGGCGGTCAGTTTGGCGTGGTTCTTATGGAACGAGCTATTGCAAGAATGGAATACGTTGGGTCTCCACTCGTATTTACATTTGAGCAAGTTGAAACTGGACATGGATGTAACTATCCAAATTCAGTCGCTGCTCTAGCGCCTACTCAAGTATTCTATTTGGCTGACGATGGTTTTTTTATGTTTGACGGAAATAGGTCAATTCCAATAGGGGCTGAAAAAGTTGATACGTTTTTTTTCGATGATCTCAATCCTCACCAAACAGATCGAATCTCTTGTAGCCTCGATCCTGTTAATCAGCTTGTTCTTTGGTCTTACGTTTCTACTAGCTCAAATACTGGAGAGCCTGATAAAATTATTATGTACAACTATGCTGTTAATCGGTGGGCTATAGCAGAAGTAGCACACGAATTTATTGGCACAATTATTTCTCCAAATTTTACGCTGGAGGCTCTTGCTAATATTTCTAGTTCACTTGATGGGCTGGAAACATCACTAGACTCGCGTTTGTGGAGAGGTGGTCAGTCAGCTTTTGCGGCAAGCAAAGATAGCAAAATTGCTTCTTTTACAGGGGAGGCTTTGGCGGCAACTTTAGAGACCCAAGAGTTTGAGCCAGCTAACTTGAAGCAGAGTTTAATAAAGACAGTAACGCCCTATGTTACATCAAAAGATGTTGCCCCTACCCTTTCTGTTCAAGTGGGGTCTAGGACTAGGCAAATTGATACAGTCAGCTATTCAACTGCGTCAACACTGAGTGATGATAATATTGTGCCTGTTAGAGCTAATGGCAGATACCACCGAGTAAGAGTTAATGCTTCAGGTAAATGGAGATATGCTCTCGGAGTTGATGTTGAGGCAGTGCCTTTAGGTAGAAGATGACCGATTTTAACTATCCGAAACTGCCAAATCAAGGCGGTGACCCTAGAGCTGTTGCGAGTGCCGTAAATTTGCTTATAGACGGCAAGTTTAATAGTACAGGCTCGTTTACCTTAACGGCCTCTGCTACAAGCACTACTGTCGCAGATTTTAGGAGTGGCTCTGATA